ACGCGCCCGGCGACCCGTTGTTGGCGCCTGCTGCGCCTGCCGTACCGCCAGCCAATAGCACGCCCGTCGAGGAATGGCTGCCACCTGCACCACCGGCAAGGTTCGCGTTGCCGGAACTGATACCGCCACCGCCACCGCCGCCGGTGCAGGCGCCTCCCGTTGCCTGCAACGCCGTCGAGTTCGTACCTGCGGACGCCGTCGCGGTGACGTTGGATGCGCCACCGGCCGTGCCGGACACTGGGCCACCGCCGGCGGTGCCACCGGTGCCTGCGGCGTTCGTGCCGCCTGCGCCAGCGCCGCCACCGGACGCAGTGATCGTGACCGGCGTGGTTTGCCCCGGGGCAATCGGAAGGGTCAGGGTCGTGTTGCCGCCCGCGAAACCGGCGATGCCGTTCACTGCGATGGCGGATGTTTGCACGGTTCCACCGTTGCCGCCGCGACCGACGTTGTACTGCCACGGTTGACGCAACCAGGCGCGTTCGCTGTCGTAGCCGAGCAGATCGAAGAACAGATCGAACGTTGCGCCGCCGCCCCCAGCGGTGCCGCCACCCCTGGCCTGGCCCGCGACGTCGATGCGGCCCGATCCGCCGCCGCCGCCACCGGCGAACCCGCGGATGCGAACAGCCCGGACGCTTGCCGGTGGCACCCACACACCCTGTTGACCTGCGCGCCAGCGGATGATGTGGTTCGCGGGACGCAGATCCAGTTCGCCTTGACCGAGCCTGGTGGCGGCCCCCATGTAGATGCCGGGAGTCGTCATCGGGTCACGCCATCTGCAGCCACGCGACGATGTCGAGGTTGCCGGCGGTCGGGGTGACCGACACGGTGAACTCGGGCAGCACGTTCGACGGGAAGCAGAACTCGCCGGGCGCGAAGTTGATCTCCCATTGGCCTGCACTCAGTGCCGTTGTGCCGACCGCCTGGTTGCCGAGGTCGACCGTTCGGAACAGGCGTGGGGTGCTGCCGTCGTCGACCCAGATGTGCAGCAGCGAGTCAGCGAGGTCGGCGGTGCCAGCGTTGTTCGTTGCCGAAGCGACGACCTTGACCAGCATGTAGTCCGCCGTGGGGGCGGTGCCGCCGTACCATGTGAGACCGGTGGGCGCGCCAGATCCGTCCGTTGCCGCGACACCGGAGGTGAGACGGCAGTAGCCGATCTTCGGTGTCGTGTAGTAGACGGGCGACGTAGCCATCGGCTACGGGATCCAGTCGATGGTGTAGATGCCGCTGACGTTCCACTGGATGGTGAACGTGCCGGCGGTGACCGAGTAGGCGGCACCGAAGTTGATCGCGATGATGCCGTTGTTCCCGGCGAGCGCATCGGCGTAGATGAGGCAGCCGCGCACGTTGGAGAACGTTGCGGACGTCCACGGGGTGTCGGTGGCGTCGAACTTGGTGCCACCCGCACCGGTGGAGGTGTAGGTGGTGCCGGTGAGGAGTTCGCCGCCGGTGGTGTAGCCGGTGCCGTTGGGGATCTCGTTGGAGGCCCATGCGCCGACGCCGTACGCGGTGTCGGTGACGAGGTCGGCGCCGGTCACGCTGTCGGTGTACAGGGCGACCTTGTGGGTCTCGAGGTCGAGGTCGATCGCGAGCTGCGTCGTGTCGAACACGTCGATCATCGTGGCGACGAAGAGGCCGGATGCGGGAAATGCCATGTCAGTACCCCAGTGCGATCAGATCGTCGTCGGACGGCTCGGCGATGTTGTCCATCGTGACCGGACGGATGACGTTGGAGGAGCGGCGGGCCTCGCGGAACGCCACGACCTCAAGCTTCTTCGCTCGCAGGACGACCGGATCACCGGCGGCCTTCGCGGCGGCCAGCTCTTCCATGAGGACGGCGTACGCCCGGAGGCTGGCGGCTTCGGCGTCGTTGGCGACGGCCATGTCGTTCAGCCCGCCGATGCGCAGGGCTGCGGCCCCGTACTCGTGCAGGTCAGCGCGCCACCTGGCGCGTGCTGCGTCCCTGATGCTCATCAGATGGGCTCCTTCGATCGGCGAACGGCCGCATCATAGGAACCGGGTCAGGGCTTTGTCGTGGGGACCGCCGCACGCACCGTTTCAGGGTTGACGACAGCGGACACACGCCCGTCCCAATGGTCGATGTGCGCACCACCGACGGTGCCTCGAGCCGGACCTTCCTCGGTGACAACGGGGCGGGTGCGGGTGGTGCCGGCGTGCTTGCCGAACGCACGACACGGTTCGCCCACTCCGATGCGCTGCTGGAACTCGTTCACGAGACGTCCACCCACAACAGCGACGTGTCGGATGGGGGGGTCAAGCCGATGTAGACGCCGGATGAACCCGTCGGACCTTGCGGACCTTCGACGTTGTTCATCACCTGCGTGACGGTCAGGATCACCGACGGGATCGCCGGGCGCGCGCCGGCCGGTTCGGCAAGGATCCGCATGTCCGGGTCAGGGGAGTACCACCGCAGCTGGATGTGGTCGTTGGCGACCATTGTGAGCACGAAGTTCCACGCCGGGACGGCCTTGCCGTTGTTGGCGTGCACCATCACCCGGGTGTTCGTGTTCGGGACATCGGAGCCGTTCAGTGCGAGCCAGATGTCGATCTCGTCGTCGCCTGCGTCGGCCTTGTCCAGCTGCAGCGAGAACTGGATGTTGTACACCCCGTCGTTCGCGACCTCGACTTCGGAGCCGTTCTGGATGGACACGCCGTTCGATTCGGACGTCGAGTTCAGGGCGATCGTGTTCACCGGCAGCAGGTTCGTTTGCGTCGTGGTGTCGTAGAACGAGCCGTAGTAGCCAGGCGCGCCGGACGGTCCCACCGGACCCTGTGGTCCCTGCGGGCCGACTTCACCGAAGATCGGTGAGATCACCGGTGCCGTGTCGTCGGGGTGGATGATGACGTCAGTGACGTTCGGGATGATGACGATGTCGGACATCAGAACGACCTGTCCGCGAGGATGGTCACCGTGCCTGTCGCCCATGTCCGCTGATCGGTGAGATCTTCGACGTCAGCGAGGTAGAACCCTGGCGCAAGGGCTGCGGTGCCAGCCCCGTTGATGAGAAGGTCGATGCGGACCGAGTCGTTCGCGGTGACGACGGTGGTGGTGGACACCGTGATCCCGAACCCTGACGCGAGCCGGTTGCCGGACTTGCGGAGCTGGGCCCGCCACGAGTGGCCGACGAGCGACGCATACCCCTGGATGGTGAACGAGATCGGCAGCTTGTCGCCGCGTCGCACAGAGGTCGCGAACCGGTAGAGCGGCCCGTTCTCGACTTGAGTGACGGGGACAGTCATGGCGATCAGAGCGTGGCGTAGGTAGCGAGCGCAGCGGTGACCGGGCAGGGGTCGAACACAAGGATGCCGTAGCCCGAGATCCATCGGTGGATTTCGTTGCGCGAGAACTTGTAGGTCTCGCTTCCGGCGCCGAGGCCCATCATGTCGCTCGCCTGCCACCAGACCGGTCCGGAGGCGTACACCCAGTCGGTGCCTGCGGTTGCGGCGGCCTGGCCGCTCGGCGGCGCAGGCTGGTAGTACCCGGCATCCGACACGACGATGTGACCGTTCGGCGTCTCAAGGACACCTGCAGCGTTCTGCATGATGCCATAGGACATGGTTGCCGTGGACAGGAGCCCGGGCGGGATGTGGATCATGCCACGTTGTCCAGGCATGTTCTCGGCCAGCTCGTTTTCCAACGCCGACAGCACTTCCCACACCGGCTTCGCTGCGGCGCCAAATGCGATGTCGGTTGGTGCGTGCGCTTTGTTGGACAGCGACATGCCGCTTGATGCGGTGCCGGCGATCAGCTCGGTGGCAAACGCTGCGGACAGCATGATCTGCACGCGCGCTCCAAGCATGAGGTCCAGTTCCTCGACGCTCCATTCAAGTGTCGACACTTTCATCGCGTCGATGATCTGGAACGGCGTCTGCACGACGGGGGCTTCGCACTGGGCGGTGATCGCCGCAAGGGTCTCGGTGGTGCATTCAACTGCGGCGACGGTCGAAAGGCCGCGGCAGGGCCACGGCTCAAACTCCACGCCGTTTAGCCAGCGGAGTTCGTTGCCGGCGGCTTCGCCTTCGGCGATGTTGGTGCCGGGGATCTTGTCGATGATGTCCAGCAGACGGCGCGGCGAGGGCGGCGCAAGGGGCAGGCGGACGACCTGTTCCATTCCGGTAGGCATGGTTCCTTCTTTCTCAGCTTCCGGGGAGCGGCTTGCCGTAGGCCACAACGTAGCCTGGCTTCAACGGCGCGCCCCTGGTAGCGCGACTGACGACGGACGCCGAGTGGGCACGACCGGCAAGCCGGTACGTGTTGCCAGGTGCTGGACGCGTGAACAGGCGGGTGCGTTCGTGGCCGCGCGAAATGTAGCGGACACTGCCCGATCGATTGAGCCTGGCGCCGGGGGGCGTCCGGCGAAGAACGAGCGATTGAGAGACGTGGCGGGCCATTCCTGCCTTCGGCGCGCGCAGCACCTTGCCGCCCTTGCCGACACGGTAGACGTACGCCTTCTTGCCCTTGCGCATGTTGCGCGTCGCGTAGCTCGTCTTGCGCTTTGCTCCGGACACGCGCACGTTGCCGCCACGCGCCGAGATGGAGCCGCCGCCGCCGCTTGTGAATCGTCCGCGCCAATCGCGCCGGTACTCGCACACGTTCGGATCGATGTCATCGAAGATCAGCTTGTCGATCATGAGAACTCCCTACGAAACGACAAGGGGGCCAAGGCCAAGTCGGCCTCGGCCCCCTTCATCGGGTTAGTCGGATCAGGACTGGAAACCCGGCTCGTCACGGCCCAGGCAGTTGACGAGCTGGTCGTCGACCTGGACACCGTTCCAGCAGACCGGGATGTGGAGGATGTGCGCAGGGCACGACGTGGTGTTCACGATGCCCTCGAAGTTCTCGAAGAAGAACGTGAACTGGTTCTTCGAGTTCGACGTGTTGTCGCGGTACAGGCCGTTGCCGGTGACACCGATCGACAGCTCGCCGCGGTCCATGAGGGCGAACTTGCCCGGGGGAGCGATGAGGATGTCGACGGCCTGCGGGATCAGGTTCAGCGGGGCGCCGACGGCGGGCAGAGCCTGGGCCCACGTCGGGGTGTCGATGAACCAGTGCGGGTTCACACCGGCGTCGCGGAACATGCCTTCGACCTCGGCATCCGACGGCACCCGGGTGACGCTGGTGCCGGCGGTGTTGCGGCGACGGATGATGTCCATCTTGATGCCGGTGAGGACGTAGCGGGGCAGCCACGCCTCGAGCAGCCCGGTGATGTCCCAACGCTGCGTCTCCTGGTAGAGAGCGATGTAGTTGAGGATCGTCGACAGGATGCTCGTGGTGGCGCCGTAGCCGAGGAGCGGGGCGTCGATCATCGTGGCGCCGGTGCCCATCTGGTTGAGCAGCTGCTGCTCGGCGAGGCGGGCGTGGGCGGCCGACAGGCGGTTGAGCCACGCTTCGACCAGCTCCGGGTACGACATGGCGAGCATGTTCTTGATGGTGATGCAGCGGTAGACGCCGTACATCGTGTACTCGGTGGGCGAGCCGCAGGTGATGGTCTGGCACTCCGACTTGGTGGCGGAGGCGTTGGCGTCGTCGGTGGCGGTCCACACGTTGACGCCGGTGGTGATCTGCGACAGCGTCGGGCTGGGCATGATCGACACCTTCATGCGGGGTGCCTGGAACTGCGGCAGGCTGTTGAACACCGGGCGGCGGGTGGTGTTCATGCAGGCGAGGCCGTAGTAGGGGACGGCGGGGGCGCACAGGGCGGCGGTCAGCTCGTCCGGCTCGAACTTCGACATGTTGAAGTTCAGGTCGTCGGTCAGGATCCGCTCGGGGGCGTAGTCGGCGACGATCTTCGCGACCTCGAACTTCTCCGAGCTGTTGCCGCGGATGCTGCTCGACTTGGCGACGGCGGCCTGGCCGAGTTCCTTCCACGACTCGAACTGCTCGCCGGCGCGCTTGCCCTGGACGCCGTCGACGGCGGTGAGGTGCGACAGGCCGACCTTGGCGGGCTTCGCTGCGACGGGGGTGACGGCCTGACCGAAGCCGGTCTTCACCTTGGCGACTGCGGCGTGCTCGGTGTCGGCGTCGGCGGCAGCGTCGTCACCGTCGTCGTCGCCACCGTCGTCGTCGGCGGCGGTCTCGTCGGCGGCGGGCTCCTCGTCGGAGTCGTCGGCGGCGAGCGCAGCAGCGGCGGCGGCGGCGGCTTCCTTCGTGGCGGCGAGAGCGATGATCTCGTCGCGCTTCGCGAGGAACGTCGCTGCGGTGGTGGTGTCGTCGGCCGACACGTCCGCCGCCGAGAGCACGGTCAGGGCGTGCGACTTGATCTCACGAGCCAGGGCCCGCAGTTCGGTCGCCGAGAGGGTGGAGAGGTTGTCGGGGATCTGGGGCCACATGTTGGACCGCCTCCTGTGAGATCGAAACGAACGGGCGAAGTTTCCTGAGGTGCCGGGTGCTTTGTCTACATCACTCGTCGTCGAGAAGGGTGAGGAGCAGTGCGCTGGCGAGCGCGTTGGTCTTCGCTGCGGCGCCCGATTCGGCCTCGGGCATGTCTTCGCCCTCGCTGTCCTTCTCTTCGGTGGCGGTGCCGGTGGAGATCTCGATCTCGATCTTGATCGGGGCGACCTCGAGCGCGCCGTCGGTGCACGACGGGAACGATGCGACGAGTTCACCGACGCCTTCGTCGCTCGTCGTGAACGCGAACGGTGCGGCGGCGAACCCGGAACCGGGGACGTCGAAGCCTTCGGCGTTGACCGACACGATCGCCTTGAGCTTGCCGTTCACCCAGTGACCGGAGATCCGCGACGCGCGTGCGGCGTACACGGTCTCGTCGGAGATGCCGGGACGGACGACGCCGGACAGCCACGGCCCGAACCGGCCTTCGATGATGCGCACGTCCGCCCACGCGTTCTCGATGCCGCCGTACGCGTCCTCAAGGGAGTCGGCGCCGTTGGCCTTGCGGTGGCCGCCGTAGGTGAAGATCATGCCGGTCTCCACCATGCCCTTCTCGGTGAGCACACCGGGCTTGTTGAACGACGCGTAGTTGTCGGTCGGGCGGGGGGTGCGGACGCAGCGGCCGACGACGCCGTCGTGGCAGGACTCCCACAGCGACAGGTGGCCGTAGACGTGGCCGTTCTCGTCGACGACGATCTTGGTCGGCTTGTCGGCCTCGGGGTGGAAGAACAGGGCGTGTTCCTGCACGACGCCGAGCGATGCGGTGATGTCGACGTCGATCGCGTCGGCGGGCTTCGCCTGGTTGGCGGCGATGGTGAACTCGTGGACGTCGCACGACGCGACCAGCTCTTCCATCGGGTCGCCGAGCGACGCCATCAGCTCGTCGTCGGTCATCTCGTCGACTTCGGCATACGCGTCGGCGAACGCGGGGGTTGCGACGCCGGTCGTTGCGGCGAGGTTGAACTTCGTGAACCGGATCCGGTACTCGCCGGTGTCCATGTCTTCCTCGAACCGGGCCGAGACGTCCGCGAGGTCGACGCTGTTGCCTGCCATCGCCTGCGTCGCGATCATGCGGGCGTGGCGGCGGCCGAACTCGTCGTTGAGGAGGAACCCGCGGCCGGACATGACGCCGTTCTCGGGGTCGACGGTCACCTCGAACAGTGCGCCGGTGACGTCGGCGCCGTCGTGGCCGTACGACGCCTTGAACTGGCCGCGCACGGTGAGCGGCAGGTTGCGCGACCCTGCGCCGGACGAGTCCAGCAGGCGGCCGTCGCCGGTTTCCTTGTCCAGCAGCGCCAGAACGGGGAAGCGGACGGCCTTGAAGTAGCCGGCGGGCATCTTGTCGGGCATGGAACCGAACGTGGTCTTCATGATGGTCTCCTGTGATCAGGCGGGCCGCTGGCTGCGGGGTGTGTCGGAGTCGTTGTTGTCGGGAGAGCCGGGTTGGCCGACGCCAGGACCGACGGGGGCGTCGTCGGGGTTGGACTGCGGGTCGGGACCGGGCGCCTTGGCGGTCTTCACCTTGTCCCAGTCGATCTTGTCGGCGACGTCCATGCCAAACGTCGCGAGGTACGGGTCCTGCGTCTTGATGCCGACCATGCGGACGTACTCGTCTTCGGTCGGTGCATCGGTTTCGGGGATGCCGGTGAGGCGTCGTGCGGCGGCGTCGCCGACGAGGAGGCGGTCGCGTGCCTGGCGGGCGTCTTCGGACAGATTCGTCTTCGCGGACGCCTGCGACATGTCGTACCAGACCATGCACTTTGAGATGCGACCGTCGGGAATCTTCCGGTCCTTCATCTCGCGCCACAACACCATCCGGGTCAACGCCCAGCACATCGTTTCGATGTCGGGCTGGATGTTGACGCGCCGTTCTTCGTCACCGGACGCCCATGCCGACCAGTGGTTGGAGTCCTGCGACCCGGTGACCGACGATTTCTGGGTGTCGAGCCCCATCAGGATCCGGTCCAACAGCTCGGCCCGGAGCTTCATGTCGACTTCCATGATCTCGCGGTCGGTGGTGATGTGGCGGATCATGTCGGCGTACTGGCCGGGGCCGGACATGAAGATCGGGACCGCGGCTTCGGGCTGTTCGTGGTTCTGGACCGCCCACGTCGCCGCGGCGATCAGCCGGTCCAGCACGGTGTTGTCGTGGAACTGTTCGTTGGCCTTGCCCGATGGTTCACCGGATCGGATCGTCGCGATCTCGGATGGCACGAAGAAGACGCCGTTGAGCGCGAACCGCGACAGCAGCTTGGCGCGGATGTTCTTGGTGAGCAGATCGAGGAGTTCGCATTCGATGTCCAGTGACCGCATCGGCGAGTCGGCGAGCGCGACGTACTGGCCGGCGGGACGCCAGACGCGGCCGATGAAGTCCTGCGCCTGGACGGGCACCATGAGCGACATGGCGTTGCCGTCGGATGCGGGGAGGATGATGCGGTTGATCTGCTGGTCGGCGCGGAAGATCGGGTCACGGTCACCGGTGACGGCGACGTCGCCGAGGCCGCCGCGGTCGATCTCGTCGGCCGACAGCCAGTCGTAGCCCTCGATGTCGCCGTCGTTGTCACGGCATCGGATCAGGTAGGCGTCGCCGGGGATCTTCATCAGCGTGAAGAACCGTTCGACGAGACCTCGTTGCCCGCCGTACGGTGACTGCAGCATCGCAAGGATGTCCGCTTCGGCTCCGGACGTGATCTCCTTGCCGGGGGTGCCGTCCGAGTTCCGCTTGACGACCTTGAGCGTCGTGTACCCGGCAACCTTCGCGCCTCGCGACACGGCGTAGTGGATCTCGCCGATCTCGCGATACCACTGCCAGCCACGCATCGACCGGAAACGTGTGGTGGCGACAACGGACCGCATGTACGTCGCGTCGGCGGGTCGCGTCAGGTCGATGGACTTCGTCGAGAACTCTGAATCCACCGCGGTCTGCGCGCGCTTGCGTCGGGCCATCATCCACTCCTGTCGGACGCCGCATGGTATGCAGCGAACGCAACGTATGTCTCCACCGCGTCCTTGAGGTGGTTCTTCGCCGGATGCGGCTTCGGTTGCAACCCGGCCTTCCAGCGTTCCTCGGCGTACAGGATGTCGAACACGTCAGGGAACAGATGGGACAGGCGGCGTGCGGCACGCAACCGTGCCAGGTCGGCCTGGCGGACGTTCTCGGTCGGCTTCCGTTTCGCCTTGCCGTGGGCCCGTTTCGTGTTCGCCGGCCCGGTGTCGATCTTGTGCCGGGTCGCTCGTTCGATGATCTCGACCTCGCGGAAGCGGGCCATGTCGCCATTCACGAAGCAGTCGAAGCACACACCTCCGGTCTGCCATGCAGTGAAGTCCAGCACCATGTTGCCGCACGCGTCATTGCCGCACTGCCGGTAGCCCTCGATGTCCATGCGTATCACACTACGCGGGCGGCGCCTTCGGGGTGGAGACGACCTTGCGGCGCTTCGCAGAGCGTTCCCACCGTCCGCCCGTTCCGCGTGGGCGTGCGGCGGCGAGTTCGGCAGCGACGCGCCGGTCTTCGTCCTCGAGGACGGTGCGGAGCAGATCGAACAGCTGGCGCAGGGTTGCGGCGCGTTCTTCGGGCGTCATGACGGGTCCTTTCGGCAGTGGCAGGGGCCAACGTCGTTCGATCCCTCTTCGATCGTCGCCCACCCGGAACCCGAGCAGTCGGGGCAGTCGGCGTCAGCCACCCATGCAGGACGCGACTGGCGTGGTTCGCCCTCAAGTCCCTCGACGATCTCGTCGGCCCACCGGTCGGCGTTCAGCCACCGTTCCGGGTATGGAACGAACTGACGGTCTGCGGGCGGCATCGTCTTCCACAGCGCAGCGACCCGTCGGGCACCTTCGTGGATCTCGTCGATGGTGGCGCGTTTCAACGCACGGTCGTATGCCTTGCGTGCCGCACCCTTCCCGACGCGGCGCGGCCAGATCTCCCAGAATGCGTCGAACGAGGTGCTGACGCTCAACGGCAGTTGAGCAAGAGATGGTTTTGGATGGTTCAAGGACGGTTCGGGTGACATAGCTATGTCACCCCGTTGCGCGTCAGATGTCACCCCGTTGTTGTCGCGGGGTGACATCGGTGTCACCCCGTTCTTCGGCCTGTGGATGACGTAGTGGTTCGGCCGGCGGTCGTTGCGTGTGTGCATCGTTCCGCCCGCGTTCTGTTCGACCGTGATGAACCCTGCGTCGGCCAGCGACTGGATGCACCTCTGCACCGTGCGGGTGCTCGAGTTGGCGTACATCGCCAACGTCGCGATCGACGGCCACGATCCACCGTCACCGTCGTGGTTCGCGATGCCGATCAGCACCAGTTTCTCCATTGCGGAGATGTTCCGAGCACGCAGTGCCCACGAGATGGATTCGACGCTCATGCAGTTCCCTTCCGGCGGTGCCGTGGGCTACACTGAGCCACGGCGAAGTAGACATCGACCAGCGTAGCGGCCCCCCTTCCGGCGATCAAGCCCCGGGAGGGGGGCCCTCGTCGTTCACCGCCTCGTTTGCGCACTGTTTGCAAACGTCGTAGAATCGCCACCATGCCGACGTCTACGCCCCCGCCCACGATCAAGGTCCCGACCGGAATGTCGCTCGTCGAAACCGACGACGGCTGGGAGATCGTCGCGAACCGCGAACCCATGTCGAAGACCGTCGCGTTCCGCCTCCCCACATCGACCTACGGGCAGATGATGGCGCTCGTCGAATGCTTCCCCGACAAGGGATGGGGCTCGGCGATGCGCTGGCTACTCGACGACGACACCGTGCGCGCCGTGATCGCCAAGAAGATCGCCGCCGCCACCCGGCCCCGCCGCTGACTCGAGCACGCCCTTCACGAACGCGTTGCGGCTCAGTCCTGCGGACGCCGCACGCGCGTCGACCCGGTCGACGAGATCGACCGGGAGCCACAAGCTGTACACACGGGACGCTGACATGGACCGCACCCTAATAGGCGCCGTCGGACTCTGTCAGTAGAGGTCGTGGATGTGTGACTCGTGCACCTTCGCGCCGAGCGGTGAAGCGAAGTGCAGCGGGCACGCACGGCACGGGTATGGCAGCTCGGCAGACGCTAGTTCCCGGTAGCGGGCCCGATGCCGGCGGCGGGCCAGCTTCACCGCTTCGCGACACGACGCGCACCGGCAGCCCTTGTTGTAGGACGCCCGCCCATGCTGGCGTTCCATCGTCATCGCCGGGTCCCCAGCGACGCGATCCAGTTGCGGATGAACCGGTTGCGGTTCACGCCGGCCTTCTTCGCTGCAGCGTCCAGTTCGGCCTTCTCCTCTTTGGAGATCGCCATCGAGACGTACACGGTGTTCTTGGTGCGGGCCATATCAGAAATGTATCAGATCTTGGTGATGGTGACCACGACCCGGTCGCTCACATGGAACGTTGGTTCGGCAGTCACGACATGGGATGTGTCGTCGTCGGGCACGACGCGTGCGTCGACGAGCCCGTCGATGATCGGTTTGAGCGTCGCGACGAAGTTGTGCGCGTCTCGACGTTGCATCCGTTTCACGGGCAGAGTGACCGTGATGAGGATCCTGCCGGGGCACGGCCGGAAGTCTTTCGGAAGCTGCAGCGCAGCCCATGCGGCGACGGTGCGCCATTCGCGTACGCGTGCAGCTCGAGTGGCCCAGTGGTCGCGGTCGTTGAGGTTGAGCAGCGGCGCCGGCTGTCCGAACGTGTACGAAGCAGTGTTCATCGTGGCCTTTCGCTCACTTCTTGGCCTCCTTGGCTGTACGGACCGCTACAAGGCCGGCTCACGATTCCTTCTCGGGGTGGAGCAGGCGGGCGGTCGAGCAGGGCCAATACTCATCACAGGTCTGGCACGTCGTTGGTGCGCCGTAGTCCACACAGAACGGCTGGTGCAGCGCGTCGATGGCTTCCAGCAGGTCGGCGGCGGCTTTCAATGGCGTTTGAGTCGTGATGAACGCATGGGCATTAGGAAGATTCACGAACTGGTGGTCCATGTCGATGCGACGCAGGTTGTCGGCGGCAGGGACGCTCATCACTGCACCTCCCGCATGGCCTGACGGATCAGCTCGGCGTGCTCGTTGGCCTCAGCCAGCGAATCGAACGCGCCCGAGTCACAGATGAACGCGTCGTCGGCGTCGAGGTGTGTCCAGTAGACCTCGACATACCAGCGGGTGCGGTTGTCATTCGGCGCGATGATCACGGTGAAGCGGTACGGGTTCGGGGTGTCACCCATTGCGGGCCTCCTTGTCGGCTTCGTCGAGGAACTGCTGAACAAGTTGGTCGGGGAAGAACATGCTGTGATCCTCGTAAGTGGACAGCAGGCCACATGCGAGATGCAGTGCCGTGCTGAGCCGTTCGATCTGCCCAGCTGCCTCGTAGCACACGTCCACCTCGTAAGCCGTGTCTCGCAGTCGTTCGATCAGATCGCTCACTTCTTGGCCTCCTTGGCTGTACGGACAATGTCCAAGGCCCATTGCAGCGCCTTGAGTTCCATCAGGTCACGCGACGGGTTCCCGGTCTGCAAGTGGTACTCAGCGATCCGCCGCTCAAGCCACCGGGAGCGCCGTTCCAACGCCTCCATGTACGTCCGTTCGGTGCGATCCAGATCCAACCCGGGGTAGTCCTCGGCCCGCCGGCTCACGACGCACCGTCGATCGGTTCCCACGTCGGGCTGGCGATCTCGTCGGCCAGCTCGCCAATCGACAGGAACGCCGACGGCAGGATCACCTCGTCGACATCCAGCACGAGCGTCACGTCGTACGAAGCGCCTTCCTCGGCGAGACACCAGCCGGCGTTCCCGATTGCCCACGACAGGTAGCCCTCGTCGGCCGTCCAGTGCGCCGGGAGGGTCGAATCGACCTCCCTTGCGTACCGTTCGATCATCTCGAGGTCGTCCAGATCGACTTCGACCTCGATCTCGGCGCGCAACGTCACGGTCGCCTTCCCGCGAGGCCGGATCTGGCGGTCCGGGGGAATGTCGAACAGCTTTGGCTCTTCCCAGGTGGTCATGGTGGGGTCCTTTCTCCTGTGGTCAGGTCTGATACACCGTAGCAGGCGACATATCAGACATCAAGGCCCGAAATAGGCCGAATCGACCCAAAAACGGCCGAAATCCCACGGAAAGTGAGAGAAATCGTGTGATAGGTGGTCTCAGGCCGCAGATTTCGGTGTGTCACATGCTATGTTTCTGCCACTGTGGGTGGGATTTCGGCCATGTTGATGCGTCGAGCGACCCATTCGGCGACGGGCGCGGAGATGCCGTTCCCGATCTGCTGATATCGCTTCGTGTCGGCCTGGTGGTGTCCGGGCTTGCCGTGGAGGGTCCAGTTGTCCGGCCATCCCTGCAGTCGTTCGGCTTCGAGGGGTGTGATGCGCCGTACGGCGTACCCCTGCTGGTCGGTGTGGGCAACGGCGGGGACTTGTGACGTGGTGAGGGGTCCGGTGCCGTCTGCGGTGATGCCGAGCCCGTCGTGCGCGTTGCCGTAGCCACCGCCGTTGGCCCAGTTGAACCCGATGGGGGTCATGACGGCCGGGAAGCCCTGCCCGGGTTTGCCGCCGCCGGCCGTGATGTTCGGCATGACGTCGGCGGTGCGCAGCTCACCACGCTGGTTCTCGGCCAGCGACACGGCTTCTACTGGTCGAACAGGGATGAGGTGTCCTGCTTGGGCGTGGGCGGCGTCTGGGCCGCCGATTCCAGTGCCTGTTGCAGTGAGGGCGGTAACGACCTCCCTCTCCGCGACGCTCTGTCGATGATGCCCTGGCACGCGCGCTGCGACAGGAAATAGCGGGTCGGGACTTCGGTCGATGGTTGCAGGATCGAAGCAAGCGGCGATGAAGACGCGCTGCCGTCGTTGGGGTAGCCCGAAGAACTGGCTGTCCAGCAGGGCCCATTCAATCGCCACCGCCCCGCAGTGGGCCAGGTCGTCTTGGACCCGAGCGAATCCGTCACCTTGGTCGACCGAGAGGAGTCCTCGGACGTTCTCGAGGACGACCCAGCGAGGTTGAGCGCCATCTGTTGCATCTCTCATCTCCTTCACGATGCGGATGATCTCGGTGTAGAGGTTGGACCGGGTGTCGTCGTCAAGGACACCTTTGCGGTGGCCGGCGATCGACACGTCCTGGCAGGGGAAGCCGCCGACGATGATGTCGGCGGGGTGTTGGGCGCCGTGGTAGTCGCGGACGTCGGCGTACTTGGGGATGTGGGGCCAGTGGTGGCGAAGGACGTGTTGGGCGTCGGCATCCCATTCGACTTGGGCAAGGCAGTCCCATCCGGCGCGTTCGGCGCCGATGTCGAATCCGCCGACCCCGGCGAAGAGCGAGATGTAGGTGTAGGTCATGTCAGGTCCCAGAGGGTTTCTTGGATGGGTCCGATGCGGCGCATGGTGCGCTCGTACCACGAGAGGGCGTAGTGGCGGCAGTCGCCGCACGACTTGACGACACCGCCGCGACCGTTGGGGCGTCCGCAGGATCGCCCCTTGCGGCCTTCGGCTCGTGCGTTGAACGACCAGGCCATCGAGTCGGCCGAGTGGAGCCACGGCCAGGCAGCGGCGATGCCTGCCTGCTTGAACCCGAACCCGTGGAGACGCGCCCCGGTGACATGGTGGAGGGTCTTGACGATGTGTGCGGCTTCGGTGGTGGCTTCCCGCCGGCAGACGGATCCGAGCCCGACGAGTGGTTCGGCGGCAAGGTCGATCCCGGCCTGGCGGTAGAGGTCGGCGCAACGCAGGTAGTCGTCAAGCTGCCAGCCTTGCAGGACGGGCACCCACGGCACGTCGGGGGCGATGGTGCGCAGCTCGATCAGGTTGGCAACGGTGCGATGCTGGTGTTCTTCGACGGACAGTCCGGTGCCGACGAACGTCATCGTCTTGAACGCGCCACCTTCGATGACTGCGGGTTCGCACATCCAGTCTTGCGGGCTGGCGTACTCAAGCTGGCCGATGCGCATGGCGTGCCGGACCCGGTCGGCGTGTTCGACGGCGCTGGTGCGCCACATGCCGTGGCGTTGGAGTTCGGTGAAGCCCCCGGAGTCCAGAAACCAGGGGGTGGCGGCGTGCCACG